TAGAGAATGAAAATGGATGTTATGTTGTTAAATATGTAAAATATTATCTCTACGGATTTATTCCTATGTGGAGATGGCTTAAGAAGAAATGTCCTATTAGCTTGGATGAAGAGGTTGTCGAATTTCAACATAAAGAATTAGCACATAATATTATGTTAGACTACTACGAATTGGCTCGCCATGATTATAATATAACTAAGATCAAAAATAAAACACTTTAACAAATGACAGAAGAACAAATTAGAAATTATAAAATAGCAGCAAGAACAAAAAGTGCTCTCTTAAACAAACACTCTATAGTTACGGAAAATTTAGACATGGATGGTATATTTACTTCTAATATACTTGATAATTGTAGCAGTTTATCTTATAAGTGTTATACAACGTATACAGAATTACAAAAAGAAGTTGATGATGCTTTTAAAGAAGCTATTGAAAGAATCACTAATATTATATCTGAAATATAAATATAGAAAGTTTACTATATTATTCTATTAAATTAATATACGGCTTCTTATATAAAGAGCCTTTAAATTCTATAAAGACATTAGAATTTTTTGATTCACATATAACTAAATCACTATCAGAAATTAAAGATTTTGATAAATATGCTATGGATTTATGTATTAGAAATCTAATAATATATATGTATAATCCAACTAGTTTATATACAATAGACTGGATAAATAATATCGTCCGCTATATACGACATGTAATGGATAATACTGATATCTTAAATATTTTATATAATACAAATAAATCATCAGACTATGATATTTTAGAATCAAGTTTTCAAGCTAGTTATGAAGATTATATAGATATAACATTACCAGATTCTCAAAAATATGCATTATTTTCTCTATCCGGATTAGAAATAGATAGTGATACATATAACAAATACACTTATAATGAAAAATTTTCGGAATTATTACAAAGAGTGTTATGTAGAAGAATTATAAAAATTGATAGACCACAGGAAATTACATTAGTAGACATTTTAAAAGATGCAAAAGAACTATATTTAAAAAGTATTAATAATAATATTGAAGTAGGAATGTGTGATTGTATCAAAATTGCTCTAGAATGTAATCCATTACTTCATATAGGTAGAGGACTTGGTAATTCTTTAGATATAGAACCTCTTTCAATGATTCCGGAGTTTAATCCTGATCATTTTGGAATAAGCAAAAGATATGATCATTATTGGTGGCCAATAGGCGATTATCATTCAAGGATAGAGGCTTTTGATAAATTAATATCTGAATATAGATTAAATAAATAACTAAATTAGTATTTAAAGAGATGTTACCTATATTATACCAAATTAGATATATTCATAACGTTTGTATGAAACTTCTAAAGGAAGTAAACTTTGATGAGGCTGTAGATATGTACATAGATGAACGTACTAGATCCACTTGTTTAATTGAAAGAATTAGATTAAACAATTTTCGGAATCTTTTAATGGAAGGTGTAGAAAACTCTACAGATTTAAAGGTTTTTTCAAAAAATTGTATAAAGTTTCTTACTAAAGCTTTTAGTAGCTCTGATATAATAGAAGCTTTTACTCATTGTAATGTAAATGGATCGTGGGAGGAATTTGAGTATAGTTATAGGATTTGGTATTCGAATATATTAGAACATAATGTTGTAAATCCTGATATATATAATCTTAATTATATACTACAAGGAGGAGAGGGGCTTAAAAATTCCTGGAAAGATAATTCCTGTAATTTTAATCTACTGCTCACTTATATAAACAGATATAATCATGAATCTTCTAATTATTATCCAAACGAACTAAAAATATCTATTCTAAAAGATGCTAAACGTATTATAAAATTAAAAAGTATATCAGGGTTATGTTTAGCTCTTAAGACATCTTTTCAATGTCAACCAAAATTTTACTATCATAATGGTATAAAAGAAATACCAAATCTATCTACAGCATTACAATATTATTTTCCAGAGTTTAATAAGGATAGATTTGCTCCGTATTATACTAATTATAATGATTACTGGTGGGATACTGATGATAAAACTTCAAGAATGGAGGTATTATCTACATTAATAGATATATACGAAGAAAAATTAAATGATAAAAATCTTTATTATGTTGAATAAGTTTTTATTAGAACACATGAAGGAAAATAACTTATACTTTAGGGGGGGGGGAATTTAAGTAAAAATGTAAGATCCCCAGCTATAGAATAATAAATATTATAACTAAATTTAATTATAAACTTTAAAATTTATTATATCTATGGCAAAAGAATTTATTACTGAGGACGATGTTAGTGCTAGTTACATGACATCCTCAGAAGTTTATGAACTAATTAATGATGTTAATCCAGATTACACTACTATAGGTTCTAATGGGTATATTACATTCCCGGCGGAATAACTTTTGAATGGGGAAAGGTATCAGTAACATCTGGATCACAAGAAGTAACTGTTAGTTTACCAAAATCCTTGTCCTATGTATTTCAAGGGTATGTTAGTGTACAACATCCTGTTAATGAAGGGGCATATGTAGCATATGTGAGATCTATATCTACTACTACATTAAAATTATATAAATATGGGTCCGCTGCAAATACACTTAGGTGGTTTGTTATAGGAACGGTTTAAATATTTAATATTATTTAAATAAAACATACAAAACTAATTATTCTAATAATCACTTAAATCTTTATTTATAAATGAAAGGATAAAATCTCTAGTGTATAATAAAAATATCTACACACATCCTACTCCTATAACAGCAAGAGTAGAAGTAGTTGAGAAAGAAGAAGGATTATACAGTACGTATATATTTAAAGATTTAGATCTGGAAAATGAATATTATATGATAACTAAATATCCAAATTGGAATCAAGGTCCTATAAATATCGGGGATATTGGATATGTTACTTATTATATAATAATCGCAGGAGTATCTAAATGGTATGTTAATTCTGGAGAAAATGTAAAAGAAGTATATACTCCATATAATTATACTCATTTAGCTCTTGTTAAATTTATTAAAGATAATTCTAATATAATTAAAAAAGATAAAGATAATAAACTTAAAATAAAAATTATTTAAACACATAAAGTTATGACATTATTAAAAGAAAGACTATTAGAGGCACAAGAAAGAAAAGAGAATGATATTAAAAACTTTACATGGTTATATCCGAAAGATAGAGATAATGGAAATGTTCAGAATGAGGTTAAATTAGTATCTTGTACTGAGGAACAACTTAAGGGTTTTTATTCCCACTGTAATAAAATGTTATATAATGACTCTAAGGAAAATCCCGGAAGAGTTAATGTGTTAAAAATAATTCAGGACCAAATTACAAAGATTGGAGTCGAGTTAATGCTTCGAGATTTCGAAGCTAAAAATGAGAATTTCGATAGATTCTCTTTCGCATTATCTATCGATGAGTTCTTGGAAAAGAATAAAGATGTAGATCCCAAAGTTGCTACAATTAAGAACTTTATTAAGGTAGCTAGGAAATATGAAGATTTAACTTTACATTCTGTATATGAAGGATGTATTGGGAAATTGGGATTGTTTGAGAATCCTCATATCACCAAATCTTTTATTCTTAGAATGGGGCTATGGATGAGTAAAATGGCTGGAGATCATAAGAAATTAAAAGAGTGGGCTGAGTTAAATAAATTATCCAGCTTAAATCCTATGGATAAAGTATATAAATATTTAAGACTTAAAGAACATGATAAATTAAGATCTAATCCAACCGGATTAACTTTATCCCAGATAAAAGGGATGTTAGAAATTACTAACCATCCTAAAAAGTATAGTGAATTAACTACAGAACAGCTAACAACTCTTAGATATAGGGTATTGTTAGACTTAAGAACTAGTGTAAGAAGTCATATCTCAAGATGGGAAACTTTAAAGCATCAGATTGAATTGGTTGCTGAATCCAAAGGATTTAAATTACTCTAATGATTTATTACGTAACAAAAGCTTCTGAACTATATAAATCTAATAGATATACTATTATATCCCCTGAAGAGTCGTTAAAATTACTACATCCATTAAAATATGTAGGAACAGATACTGAAACTGAAGGATTAGATTGTCATAGTAAGAAACTTTTATCTATTCAATTTGGATGTAGGGATTTTCAAGTAGTTATAGATTGTACTACTATAAATCCCATTATATATAAAGATTATTTAGAATCCGAAAGAATTTTTCTTTTATGGAATGCTAATTTTGATCTTAAATTCTTCTATAAAATAGGAATTTTTCCAAATAATATTCGAGACTTGATGTTATCTGAAAAAGCTATATATCTAGGATACCCTTCTGGTATGCATAGTATGGCTTTGAAAGAAGCTGCCTGGAAGTATTTAAAGAAGAGTCTAGATAAATCTGTTAGAGGGAAAATTATCACTCAAGGTTTGAATGAGGAAACTATCGTATACTCCGCAGAGGATGTTGAGCACTTGGAGGATATAATGATTGCTCAACAACCAGAATTAGATAATCAAAATTTAAATGTAGCACTTAAATTAGAAAATGAATATGTTAAGGTAAACGCTTATTTTGAATTTTGTGGAGCTAGATTAGATATTTCTAAGTGGAAGGAGAAAATGAAGAGGGATCAGGAGAACTTAAATAAAGCTAAAGATATCCTCGATTCATGGGTTGTTGATTGGGAAAATGATAGAATATCTAGAGAATCTGAGTTAGTATATTTAGATGTTTCCAAATTTAGAGGGGATAATGTTATAGAAGAAGATAGGAAAAAATTAAAATTTGCAAAGAGAAGAAAAGAGTCCGACATCAGAGAGAAAGATGGCACCTTAATTGCAGAAGCATATGAGAAAGAAGTTAAGAGGAAGTATTCTAGTATAAATACTCAGGGAGATTTGTTTTCCGGGTTTGATTTAACTCCTAAATGTACTATTAATTGGAAAAGTTCTGCACAAGTATTACTTCTCTTTGAAGAATTAGGTATAAAGTGTTCTACAATAGATCCGAAAACTAAAACTTCTAAAAAATCTATAAACGAAAAGGTTATAGCACCACAACAGAAAAATTTTCCGATTATTGAACTATATCTTAATTTCAAGGAAGCAGAAAAGTTAGTAGATTCTTTCGGACAGAAATTTTTGGATTTTGTTAATCCAGCTACTGGAAGAATACATTCTACTTTTCATCAGTTTGGCACAGATACAGGGAGATTGTCGTCTACAAGTCCTAATCTACAGCAATTACCAAAGGATGCACTTACTAGATCATGCTTTGTAGCAGAAAAAGGGAATAAATGGATTAGTTGTGATTATTCCGGACAAGAAAGTTTCATTATGGCATCTCTATCCAATGATTCCGCTATGTTAGATGAGCTACTTAGGGGATCAGGAGATCTACATTCACTAACAGCTCGAATGGTGTTCGAAGAGATACCAGATGATACACCACTTAAAGAAATTAAGACAAAATACCATGATCTCAGACAAAAAGCTAAAGGTTATGAATTTTGCTTTAATTATGGGGGAAATGCCTCTACTCTAGTAAAAAATTATGGGATAGATGAGGATTATGCGAAATCTATTTACGATAACTACATGTCTGGTTTTGATGGTTTATGTAGATATCAGAAAAATCAGAGAGATTTTGTTAATAGATATGGTTATATTATATTAAATAAACTAGGTCTTCGTGCTCATATATATGACTTCTCTGATTGGGAATATTTAAAGCAGAATAACCCAAGAGAGTATAGACAAAGGAAAGCAGCTTCAGAAAAGCAGGCAATCAACTACAAGATACAGGGCTCAGGTGCTGCAATGTGGAAATTGGCAATGGTAAAGATATTTAATTATATCAAAAAGAACAATTATCTAAATATAGTTAAACTATGTGTGCCAGTACACGATGAAGTCAACTTAGAAGCACCAGAGAACATAGCAGATGAGATAGCCTCTGTAGTAGTAACTGCAATGAAGTCTGCTGGAGTATATTTTTGTCCAAATGCTCCCTTAGATGCTACTTGTGATATAGGGGATTTTTGGATTCATGAATAATATAAGTTAATTATATGGTAACCAACGAAGAATTATCTCTTAAACTTGATCAAGTTCTTAGAAATCAGGAGGAATTAAAAACAATAGGATTATTTATAATTCAAATCTTAAGTAAATTCATAGAACATGAGAAAGGCCCAGAAGATTTTATCAGAAATATAATAGCTAATATAGCCGGAGATGAAATAGAATGGAATAGAAGAGGACAGTATATAAAATAAGTTAATATGATAGAGTTAAAAATACTTCCAAAATTTTATGATGATATTATATATAAGGATAAGAGATTCGAAGTAAGAAATATTATAGATAGAACATTTAAACTCGGAGATCTAATTCTTTTAAGAGAATATTACAAAGGAGAATATACTGATCGAGAATGTATTATAAAGATTATATATATTCTAAAAGATCCTGAATATTGTAAAGAAAATACATGTATCTTTGGATTTGAATTAATTACCACTAATCACATATAATGAAAAAAGAAGATAGAATAAAAGAGTTAATAGAACTCTGGAGAAAAAATAATGGGAGAGGTAGAATAATTCTCCCTAATCAATTTGGGAAACAATTATTATTATCTAAAGTATTAGAGATTTTTTTAGATAAAAATCCTTCTTCTGAGGTATTTATTATAACTCAAAACTATTCTTCTTCTTATCAATGGAATATGTGGTTATATACTCAGAAGTTATATAATAAATGTAAAGCTTATAGTATTTCTTATATATTAAGTAATTTATCTACCTTTACTAAATTCCCATTCTTGATAATTGATGATGTAACTAATGAGAAAAGTTTATACAGTATTTTAAAGATTCCTTATAAATTCTTATTATCTATAACTTCTTTTTACGATTTAAATTATTTAAAATCTCTTCCAATTGTTGGAGAAATTACTAAAGAGGAAGCAATATCTAATAAATGGATTAATAATTATAAAGAGTATAAAGTTATTATAAATGTAGATGATTTAGATTTATATAAAGAGCATGATCAGAAATTCTATAAATATATGAAACTATTTAATTATGATCTTACTCTAGCAATGAACTGCTTATCATCTAAAGAAATAAGAGAAGAATTTAGTAAACTTAAGAACTGTAAAATAGAATTAGTCAATGCTTGTACTTTTGGAGTTTATAGAGAGCTTAAATGGAGAAAAGATTTTGTATTTTTCCACCCAAAAAAGAGAGAATTAACTGAAAAGATTTTAGAGTATAATAAATTTAAAAGAGTTATTATATTCTCTCCAACTATAGAAGAGTCTTATAAGTATGGAGATATTCAATACAATAGTAAACTATCAGATAAACAGAAGTTCGAAGCATTGAAGCATATAAATTTCCCAAGTCCGATATTAGTATCTGCTGTAAATGATATTTCTCATGAAATAAAGTCGCAATTTGATGTGGAAATTATTACATGTAATAATTCATCTAATATATTAAAAGAGAATAGATTAAAATTAATAAAAGAAGAAGGTAAGATTTTTACATTTGTTATAAAGAATACTATGGAAGAAGCTTGGTACAAATTAAGTACTTTAGATAATGATTATATAACAATCACTGAGAAAATGCTACAAAGAGTCTTAGAAGGAAAAGAAATCTTAGAAGAAAGAATTGAAGGTCCGGAAATGATTTATAATTATTAAATATTTAACATGAAAGAATATAACACTCCGTATGATGAGTTTGGTTGTGAACATGGTCCTGGATGGTACGGATTAGTTTATCCTATTATATTTGATATAGAAGAATATAATAAGACTCATCCAGATAAATCACAACAAATAGAAATTTTTCAGATAAAAGAGAAATTTGGAGAATTACGTATTTACTTAGATAATGCTCCAGAAGATATTAAGAAAAAAGTTAGAAAGGCAGAAGAATTATCTGAGAAAATATGTGAAGTATGTGGTTCTCCTATAGATGTAGTTACATATTCTAAAAATGGATGGATACGTACTCGATGTAAGGATTGTAAAATTTAAAAATTATGCCATACTACAGAATATTAATGAATTGTACAAAACTTGCAGAAGTTGAGGTATATGCTAAATCTAAAGAAGAAATTATAGAATTCTTTGAACGTAATAGTTATATAGATAGAGATCCTGAACCAGAAGAGTATGGAGATATTGCGTATTTTGATAGTATAGAAGATCTTGTAGAGGTATCTACTACCGTAGATATATACTATGATGAACCAGTTATATATGAGGATTTTGAATCTATAACAGAAATTTCAGATTGATTTATGCCATATTACGATATATCGTTAACCATTCCTTGTGATGTAAAAGTCTCAACTACTGTGTATGCAGAGTCCGAAGAAGAAATTAAATGTTTCATAAATAAGGGCTATATAAATAGAAATGCTACAAATATAATTGAAGATATTGGTAACTTTTATAATGCTTATGATTTAGTTGAGCTTGCTAATATAGTTGATATAGAACCAAACGCAATTGGAGAACAATATATAGATCTTATAGAAGAATTAAACTAACACTATTCCATTCACGTAACATCTAATAAACTAGAATTAACCGTGCTTGTTTGTGTTATATTGTATAACAATATAAACAAACATTAATGGAAAAAATCTCAATCTCATTAGATCGTGAATTAGATCTAATGACACAATATAATCTATCAGCCGAGGAATGGTGGATTATACAATTATTATTTCTCGCTCAATATCCTGAGGGAAGGATAGATCCTTTAGAACGATATAGTAAAATTATAGGTGGATTTAAATATGATATAATTGAATCTCTCCAATCTAAAGGAGTATTAAAAAAGATGAATATTAAAAAAGGAGATCATTTTGAGATAGATGATTTACAGTTTAATTATGTAAAAGGTGAAGATAAGAAAACATATCCATTAGATATTCCATTCACTGCTAATTTTATTAAGTCTTATTTAAAACATTCTGGGGAATTAGGGAAGGAATTGTTCCTAGAATACCCAAGTTTTATATACATTAATAATTCTCCTGTAAATGCTCGTAGTATAACGACTGGGAATCATTTCGGATCTATGGAAGATTTCTTTTTCTTTTACGGAAAGACTATAAAATGGAATCCAACATTACATAGAGAAATAATTGACCTGCTACAATGGGGAAAAGAAAATGATATGATAAAAATGGGGATTTCTACATTCGTTATTAACCAATCATGGATTGCTTTAAAAGAGGCTAGGGATAAGGGTATGGGATCGGTGGATATAAATACTCTTATATGAATTTAATTGATTCTTTTTATCAAAAAGTAGAAGAAGGGAAGAAAGGGAATAATATGGGTATACCATCCGGATTTCCTAAATTGGATAAGTATATATATGGTATACAAAGAAGGTTTATGAGCACAGTTATTGCCGATTCGGGTAAATTAAGTGCCCCTATTTAATACAAATAAATAGAAAACCATTTGAATTGCTAGGAACTCGCGAAGATTTAGTAACTAAAACATCAGAAGAAATTCTAAATGTGAATGTTAAAAATACTAAATTATGTGATAATTAGCAGCTAAGCTCCTAAGGATGTAATCTATGGAGAAAGTTCAACGACTATCTCGAAAGAGAGTAGGGCTAAGTAGCTCGAAGCGGATGGTATAATATTTTAATATTATAATGAAATAGTCTAATCTTACACGAAAGTGTAAGAGTATATATGGAAACGATATATACGTAATATAATTGGCAGGTAAGAGTTCTGTGGCCATATTCATGTATATCTATAAACCTTTAGTTTATTCCTTAGAACATCCAGAGATACCTGTAAATATTCTCGCATTAAGCTTTGAAATGTCAAAAGAAGTACTTCTCGCTAAACTTCTCTCTCTTTATATCCTTGATAAATATCATATTGATATTAGTTATTCTGAAATATTCTCATTAGATAAACCTGTTTCAGACGATAAACTTAAATATATCTACGATGCTAGGGATTGGTTAACTAAAGTAGATGATAAATTAACCATCTACGATACTCCTTTAAATTCCACTGGAGTATATAATATCCTCAGAGCATGGGCTGGATATTTTGGGAAGTTTGAAACAGACGATAATGGTGAGAGGTATATAAAGAATGATAGAAATCAATATTTAATAGCAGTATTAGACCATTGTAAGTTATTAAAGAATAATGGTTCCGGAATTAAGCATGAAATAGATGAAACAGCTAAACATTTTATTTATTACCGTAATCTGTGTGATATGACAATATGCGCTGTTCAACAAGCTAATAGACAATTTAAATCTATGGATAGAAGAAATTCCGAACATAATTATCTCGAATTACAAGATGCTCAGGATACTGCGGACATGACACAAGCATCAGAAATTGTTATTGGTGTCTATCATCCATTCAGAGAGAAGAAGGCTAAGTGTGAAGGGTTTGATATTAAGAAATTACGAGATAACTTTAGGTTGATCCAATTGCTTATAAAAAAAGAAAATTTTCGGTAGATAACTTTTGATAAATAAAAAATATGTTTTATATTTGTATTATTAATTACAAATTATAATATATTTAAATTATGTCAAAAGTAAAAAGTGGAATTTATAAAATTACTAATTTAGTAAATGGTAAAGTGTACATAGGAAGTACTAATGATTATTTAGCACGATTTCGAGAATATAGAACAGAATTAAAAAGAAATGTTCATTTTAACACTCATCTACAATCTGCATATAATAAATACGGAGTTCAAAATTTTAAATTTGAAGTTATTGAATTTATTGAAAATTTAGAAAATCTTCCTTTAACAGAGTTTAAACATCTTTTAGAAGAAAGAGAGGAATTTTATATTCAATTATATGAATCTACAGATAGAGAGAAGGGATATAATGTTAGAATAAAATGTGATACAAGTTTGGGTATGAAATGGTCAGAAGAGTCTAAGAGAAAGTTTTCCGAGAAAAAGAAAGGAAAACCTACTTCAAAAGCTGCAATGGATGCCTTAATGGAATATTCTAAAAGTAGATTAGGAATACCAAATGAATATTTCAAAAATTGGTTTGATAATTTATCAGAAGAAGAATATTCTACATATATTTCCAAACTTAATCAAAACTTAGAAATAGGTAGAAAAAATAAAAAAGCTAGAAAAGAACAAACTGGATGTGCTCTTACAGAAGCCGGAAGTATTAGTTATAAAAATAAAAGAGGATATAAAGTTGCTGCATATGATGAATGTGGAAACTTATGTCATATATTTTTAACTATCGCAGATGCTTTAGAATATTTAGGAGATAGTAAGAAAAATACTAGTTGTATTACTAATGTTCTTAATAAGTATTTATATAAAGGATATTTCTGGATTTCAATAGAGTCTAGTCTAGAAGAAGTTCCCAAAAAATTAGAATCAGAATTTCTTCATACTTTATTAAAAAATAATAAGTATAAAAGAAATAAAAGAGTTGCTAAATATGATAAGAATCATTCACTTATAGAAATATATAAATCAAGTAAAGATGCAGCTATATCAGTTGGATTAGTTAGAAGTGATATGATTAAAAAAGCTATTGAAGATAAAAAATTTTATAGAAATTTCTACTGGAAATATTATGAGCCTACTATTGAAAATAGTAGAAAACAGGGTGAATTGCTGGGAACTCCAGAAGTGGACAATCAGCAGCCGAGCTTAGATAGTAATATCTTTGAAGGTTCAACGACTAACGATCAAATCCAAACAAGTAAAGTTGAGGATGGTAATATCGACACGAGCGCCCTGCCTAATATTTTAAATATTAGTGATGATATAGTCTAATCTATACATATAACAAAAAGAAAGTATAGAGTATAGGATAAAGAGCCTATAGATAAAACGAATGAAAGGACGATTTGGACAGTCTGATGTTGTTGAGGGTTGTATTTTCCAAGGAAGTATAGGATATTTTAAAGAATTAGATCCTCCCGAAGATGGAAAGAGATTTGATTACGATAGAGTTCTGAGAATGGATTATTTATTCGAAGAATTTGATAATCAACAAAAGAAAAAAGAAGAGTTAGATAGAGTTATTAAAGAAGATGAAGAAGATGAAGTACTTGAATTTAATTTTAATGTATAAATGGCTATAGTATTACCAACAAGTAAAATACAACCAACAGAAACTGAACCTAGGGTATTAGTTATATTCTCGAAGCCAAAATCCGGGAAATCTACGGCTCTAAGTTTATTAGATAATAATCTAATACTAGATACAGAAAAGGGAACAGCGTATATTGAAGCATTAAAAGTAGATGTTTCTTCAGTTAAAGATATATTAGAAGTATGTAAACAAGTTAAGGCAGCAGGATGTCCTTATAAATATATAACTCTAGATACTTTAACTTCTTTAGAGGAAATTCTACAACCATACGCCTTAAGTTTGTGGAAGAAATCTAATGCATATAATCCAGAAAAGAATCCAGAACAACTAAAAGTAACTGATGTATATAGTTTACCTTTTGGGTTAGGTCAAAAGTATATGAGAGATTCATATTTAGCAGTAATCGGATTATTACAACAAGTATGTAAAAGAATTATTCTAGTATGTCATTCAAAAGATGCGAAAATAAATGAAAATGAATTAACTATAAAAGATATTGATTTAGCTGGAAAATTATCTGATATTATTGCATCTAGATATGATGGAGCTGGATATTTATATAGGGATATAAATGATAATACTATTATTACTTTTGATATAAAACAGCTTGCAGCAGAATGTAAATGTAGAGTTCCTAGATTAGATGGTAAGAAGTTTGTATTAATCGAGAATCGAGATGGGGAATTAATACCTCATTGGGATCGTATTTATTCTTCCGAACCTTATAGTGGAGAAGATGTAGTTACTACTCCCCAGATTAATGTTACAGATGTTTTAGATGAAAAAGAATTTAACGAAGAAGATCAATCTGAAAATTCTAACATATCTGAAGAGGAATCTGAAGTAGATAAACTTTCAAATATAGAATTATAAAATGGAAATAGAACTTAATCTTATAGTTACTCTATCGGATAATTTAAAAGTTACTGGAGTTAGGATTAATAAACCATCCGACTCTTTTGAAGAAGCAGCTTCTAAAACTATTGCTGTAGTAACTCCTAAAAGATCTAAATCTAAAAAAGATCAGGATACAATAGTTCTGGAAGATAATAAACTAGTATTAACTCAGAAGTTATTAGATATAATTAATGCTGAACCAGGAGATAGATTACTAGTCTCTTTTAAAGAAGAGAATGGTATTTACTTTCCAGTAATTGCTAAATCAGAAGTTTTTGCGGATCCAGAATCTGGAAATAAATTAACTAAAAGTCTTACTCTTTCTTATAGAGGAAAACAGAGAGAACAGTTATTAATCTATGGTACAAAATTTAGATTCGAGGAAACTTCCGAAAATTCTAAAACATGTAAATTAATTGGAGATAAAGAAGTTAAAGCAGATGATAAAGTTATTAAATCTAATAAAGATATTGTAACTTTTGATTCTAACGAATCAGAAGATGATACAAAGAAAACTTATACAAGGGAATTAAAAACTCCTTTTGAAGTTACTTTGGAAGATGAGGGAGATTATGAAATTCCAACAGATCTTAAAAACTTAGATTTAGAGGGATTAGAAGAAATAAATCTAGATGATGAAACACTTTTTAATTTAACTAATTAATTTATTTAAACATTATGGCACTAAATTTTGGAGCAGATTTTAACAACGCAGGAGAACACACATTAGCTAAAGGAAGTTATTTACAAGGTGATAAAATTCATATTGTTAAATTAAAAGAAGCGAAAGCTGATAGACAAAAATTAAAAGATGGAAGGGAAGTAGATACTATCAACGTAGTATTTGAGGATGAAAATGGAGCAACTTTTGAAGATAGAACCTTTGAATTAACACAAGACTCTATTGAAAGAAAAACATTCGGATGGGGAACTTCTGCGTCTATGTATGATTCCGCAGTATTAAAGTTCCGGTGTTATATTGAACACTTCGCACCTAAATATAATGAAAAACTAATTAAAGGAGAAGTAAAACTTGAAATGAAGAGCTGGAAACAATTCCGGGATTCGATGGTTGCAATTCTCCAAGCTGTTATTAAACAAAAGACTCCTGTATGGTGTAAACTTAAATTAATTAAGAATAGCTCAGGATTTGCTAGTCTTCCTTTCTTTGCAGCAGTAGATAAAGAAGGAAATGCGTATGTAAACAATAACTTTATCGGCAATGTAGAAATTTTGAAACAACAAGATAGAGATATTGCATTTACTGCTTCTGAAATCAAGAAGATTAAAGCTAGAGAAGAAGCTGCTTCTGGAACTGCTACTTCCACAGAAGAATTAATTTCTTCTAATCCGGAGGAAATTTCGGATATTAATATGGAAGATTTTGAAAATATGACTCTGTAATGGGAGTTAACCTCAGTAAAGTAGATGTTTCTAGTCCTTTAATAGCTGATTACGATTCCGTGTTCTCTGAGAAGTTAACTCAAGAATTATTACTTAGATATAATTCAGAAGAAACTTATATGGAACATTATTTGGGAATTCCAGTTAAAAAAGGATTATTTAAATCCCCACTTAGAAAAGATAATACTCCTACATGTGCATTTTTTAGAGATAGTGCAGGAAGATTGGTATTTAAAGATTTTAGGGGCGATTTTTATGGAAATTTTATTGAGGTAGTTAAGTATAAATATAATGTTTCTTATTCTAAAGCGTTAGCAATTATTGCTAATGACTTTGGGATAAGAAAAAATATTAACTTTCCAGTTAATAAATCTTGCATAAAAGAATATACTAATTCGAAATTTGAAAAAACAGAGGGATCTATTATTAAAGTTAAAGTTAAGGATTTTACGGAAGAGGAATTAAAATGGTGGGGAAAATTTGGAATAAGTCTAAATACTTTAAAGAAATTCTTTGTGTTCTCCCTAGAACTAGTGTATTTAAATAATGAAATATTCTCATTTAGCACCTCTAAAAAGTTTCAGTTTGGGTATTACTATCCCACTAAGGATAAAGAGAAGCAATTGTGGAAAATTTACTACCCGATGAATAAAAAATATCGCTTCATAACTAATTATAAGAAAAGTATAATTCAAGGTATTCATAACATGCCGAAGAATGGAGAATATTTAGTAATAACTAAATCCCTTAAAGATGTTATGTGTTTATATGAACTTGGAATACCCGCAATTGCACCTAATTCAGAAAATCAGTTTGTGAGTGATGTTTTATATTCTAAATTAAAAGAAAGATTTAAGAAAATATTCTTGTTTTATGATTCTGATTTAGCTGGGATTAGTAATATGAATAAAATTAGAAAGAAATTTTCTGATATACTTCCTATATATATTCCGAGGAGATATAAGGCTAAAGATATATCAGATTTTTATTCTAAATATGGAAGTTTAAAAACTTTCGACTTAATAGAAAATACGAAAAGGTTATATTTAAATGGATAAAGTACAAAAAATAGAATTAGAAGAATGTATAGTTGATATAGATGCTGCTTTACATAGTATTTCTAATTTTAGAAATAAGTATCATGATAGTGTTTTTAATACCTTAGAGATAATACATTATCTCGACTTAATAAAAATATATAATGATTCTTTAAAACATCTCCTAAAAAATTCAGTAGAAGGATAACGAATATTTAATAAATAGTAGAAAGATTTAAAATAATTTATGAAAGATTTAAAAATCATCTGTGATATAGATGGAATAGTTGCAGATTTTATGGGACATTATAAAAAATGGTTTAATGTAGATACATATCCATCTAGATTACAAGAGTATGCAATATTAAAAAACGTATACAATTTAAGGAATAATAAGAAATTTTGGACAACCGTTCCTAAATTAAGAGATATTAATTTCCCTATAGTTGCTTATTGCACTAAAAGAATTAATTCTAAATCATATACTAAAGAATGGATAATTAAAAATAATCTTCCCAATAAGCCTATCTATCAAATGGTATGTTACTCTGGAAATAAATCTAGATTAATTAAAGGGAAATGTGATGTATTTATTGAAGATTCTATAACTAATTTTACAGAATGTAATAAATCAGGAATATTTACATTATTATTAACCACTCCAGAAAATAAACATTATAATACTCCTCTTAGAATTAATTCTCTAAATTATGGGGATATATATAATAAATACGAAGAATATAATAAATATTAAATACTATAATTTAATCTTATGGAAGTTTCGAAACTTGAACAAGTAGAAGTTGATAAACTATACAAACAATTAGCTTACTATAATTGTCACTATGGATGGTTATTACTATCTATAAATAAAACTAATCATAAATTTAAGGAGCAGAATTATTTAAATATTGCATATGGATTAAATCAATCCACAATAACATACTATACACATCCTACTGATGTAGTAGATATAATGGATTTATTTGATAGAAATTTATTCAGGAATATTATCTTTGAATATTTAGATGTTTACTTCGGAGAAAATAATAGAAAGTTTAAAGATATAATAATAACTCCAGAAATTCTTCAAAATATTGTTATCATCACTTTAAATAAAGAATCTAGAGATGAAATAATAAAAGCTCTAGAAGAAATACTTCCAGAGTATTTTGATTATATCGATTTAATTACAGAAAATGAATATTGACAATTATAAAACCTATTTAGATACTACTATTTTAAAATGTCTTAATGCATGTAGTACTTCTAATGAGACAGAGGTATTTTTAAAACTTATAAACTATCTCTTTAAGAATTATAAAGAAGAATTATTTGTGCCAGAGTATTATATTATAAATGCTATTAAAAATTCTACAGACAGTGCTTTAGGAGATATATATGAATCTATCCTTAATGAAATACTTAAAGATTTATTGGGGAATGAAAATATACTAGATTCTATAAGCTTTCATGTCTTAACTACTGATTTTGGATTTAACCTATCTATAGAATATTATACAATTGAAAATTTTCAATGTGGGAGAGAATTTATCTTTGGTTTGAGAAGAATTATTCCAAACATTATTATATATGAAACTATAAATGGAGTACCGCAAAAAAGAAGAACTGATATCTAAGGAAGTATTATCTAAATTTAAGATAAAAATAGTATCAATAAACACTCTAGATATAACAGATGATATTTATTTCTCTAAGGCTTATTCTGGATATATATCTAACTCCAAGCTTAAACTTATTAATCCGGATGAGGAAGGGTCTTTTAAAACCTATCTTGAAGGACTAAAACAATTCTCTACAAGAAGTATGGACATAGGTGCAAAATATAAAATAATTTTTTATAAATAAATTTCTATTTACTTGTTTCTTTGATTTTAAAATGTTATACTTGTCATGTTAAATTAAAACATGACATCAATGAAAAATGTAACAAAAATAAAATCAACGTTAGAAATAGAAAGAGAACTTCACGAAGTTTTTCCTTTTATAGATATAATTGGAGAATATACTGGAGCAAATAATAAAATATTACATAGGTGTAATCTCTGTGGGCATGAATGGGAAGCTGTTACTAGGTCTGTAAAAGCATCTAAACATGGATGTCCCAAGTGCCAAGTAAACAAAGCACGTAAAGAACTTTCTTTAAAAAATTTTTTAGATAAACTAGATAAGGATAAATACGAACTTGTAGACTTTCAAGATCAGCAGCATGTAAAGGTCAAGTGTAAAGATTGCGGGAATGTTAGAGAGACTACTAGCTCTAATATCCTAAGATTTGGATGTAAGCATTGTTCTTCTAAAAGGAATAACGAACTCAGAAAATTAACGAAAGATGAGTTTGTATCTAGAGCATCTATTATTCATAGGAATAAGTATGATTATTCAAAAGCAGAGTATATTAATTTTAATACTAAATTATGTATAATATGCCCTACTCACGGAGAATTTTGGCAATCCCCTAATAAACACTTATCTGGACAAGAATGTCCTAAATGTGCTTTCAGAAAAAACTGGACCACAGAAGAATTTATACAACATGCAAAAGAAATACATGGTGACAAATATGATTATAGTAAAACAGAGTTTTCCCAATGGAAAGATCGAGTAACTATTATTTGTCCCAAACATGGATATTTTGAGCAACTTCCTTCTGTACATATAGATTTTAAATGTGGATGTCCATTCTGTAAAGAATCACACGGAGAAGCGTTCGTGAACAAGATATTGCAAAGTTTGAGCATACCTTTTGTTAGACAAAAGGTGATAAGAAATAATCACAGACTATTCAAGGTTGATTTTTATCTAGAATTGAACAATAAAATATTTATAATTGAGTATAATGGAAGACAACATTATTTCCCAATAGTCCATTTTGGTGGAGAAGAAAGTTTTATTAAACAATGTGTAAGAGATGAGGAATTAAGAACCTTATGTAAAGAAAATAATTATTGTTTGCTAGAATTACCATATAATAAAAATGATAGTGAAGTAGAAGAAATGATAAAAAGTTTTTTAGTGCCGTCATTACAGGAATGTAATAGATTATCACAGGGCAATAACGGGGAAAGCTGTGATGCCAATCCCGTGATAAATTCAGAGATTACGAAAGGCTCTGAATCATCGTAACGCGTAGAGAGTGAACAAATATAATCTCTCCAAGAGTGTCCTGCACCCTAAGGGTGAAAATGTACGCTGATCTATAACTAAATAAGAAGTTATAGAACTTTAGGATAAAAAGCCTAAAGGATAACAAAAATGACTTCCATACATGAATTAATCTTGCAGCCAGAGGAGTTTGAGTTAAATGATTATACAAAACCTTCTGCCAAAGCTGGTAAGATAGTAGAATCTATATTTAAATATAGATGTAAAGGGTATAGTATATCCAAATCTATAGAACAAGCATCTGAGGATGTGTCTTATTACGTGGGACAATTAAATGGAAATAAAATCTCTAAATTGATTTCCTCTGGATTAGAATACTACCTTTTTCTTAGAGCTAATAAAGATGTTCCTTATGGAAAAGAACAAATTATCCTAGATAAAAGGACTAGAGAAACCTGTATAAAGTGCGTAGATTCTATTAGAGGGAATATAGATGCAATGAATTTACTTCTTCCAGATGAATTTTCATTAGATCAATATTTAAATAGGAATGAGGATACTATTATAATGGAAATTTTAGTATCTTTTCCAAATAGTATAACTAATCCAGATGCGCCCATTGTTGAAATTCCTTTGAAACTAAAAGCTAAAATAGATAATTGGAATTTAAATATAGATGAAGGTGTTCTTAATTTAAATGATTTAAAAACTACTGGTAAAATGTGGTATATGTTCCCAGGATCAACTATTAATGAGACTGGAGAATTTGTTGAAGGGTCCTTCCAACATTATCATTATTATCGCCAATTAGGTATGTATTACTGGATGTTATTATCTTATTTAAATTCTGAGAATTATGTAGTATCTAAATCATATTTAAATATCATATCAGTACAAACTATTCCTAATTATTCTACAGTAGTATTTAGAATCCCAAATAAATGGTTTGTTAAAGGATTAAAAGAATTTAAGACCTTATTATCTTACGCAGCTTATGCTGAATATAATAAAGAAAAAATATTATCATGATTCCATATAGAGATGATGTTTTAATATCAGAACAAATAGTGCAAGATTTAGTTAATCAGTTTAATAACTTAACTCAAGAAGAAAAAGAAAGATTTTTTAAAAAGGTTTTATGTATTGGTTCTCTAGCTGTAGACTCTTTAGATGCTGTTACAGCTTTAATATCTATACTTATTGCTGTATATAGAAAATATGCTGAGAAGCATCCGGATGTTTCTATAGAGAAGTTTACTAAAGCATTTTTAAAGGATACTATATCTACCTATGATGATTCGTGGATGGAGAATTTTTTACCTTTATGTAAAGCTATCACAGATTGTAAAAAAGTAAATCTATGTGGAGCAAAGAATCTTGAGGAATGTAAATCTAAGATAAATAATGTATTAGATAAATTACTTCCATTTTAATATAGGAGTATCACTACTTTAGATAAAAACAATACCTCACTAGAAATTATTAATAAATTTTTAGTGATTACTATTTTGATAACATTAAAAATCCCCTTATCTTTGTACTATCAAATTGAGGGAAAATATAACAACTTAAATATTTATTAACCTATAAAATTTTTAGAATTATGGCAAAATTGTTTATGACCAATGTAAAAGGATTTAGTAAAGAAGAAGCAATGTGTGAACTTCCGTTAGAAATTAATCAAAATGCAACTGCAAAATGGCGTGCTGCTGGAGAACCTACTTTTGGTTCAGATGATTTCCGAGCATTCACTGAGAACTTCATCAGCAACAAACATATGATTACTGGAGCTGGTGCTTATATTCAGAAAACTTCTCCTGTAGCTGATACTCGTACGAAACCTTATAAAATTGTAAACTTCAAGAAAGAAGGTAAGACTAAATGGGAAACCGTATATAATGTTTGTGAAGCAGAATTTAACTTAGATAAAGAAGGTAAATTTAAATCAATTGAATCAATTGGTATGCCTGTAGATCAATCTGCTGTTAATAAGGCTGATGCCGAACGTAAAATGCGTGAATTGATTGCTCAAAATAAACGTAATTATGTAGTAAGAAAGACTAAAGAAGTTGTTGAGGATGAAGCTTCTAAGAACGGAGAAATCTTGTGTGCAGGTGTTTATACTCCGTCAATTACTACTAAACAAGGAGAATTTTATGTATTTGGATTAGTTAAAGAATAATCTCAAATATAATAAAATATTTATATAAATATATAATCAATCAGAAGGGTGTAATATTAATTTATTACACCCTTTATTTTTAAAAACATAACAGTAATAATTTTAACAGTGTTGCTACTTAAAGCCGTGATTAAATATGAAACTAGAATTATCTAAATCGATCTTAGAATCCATCTCAAGTAGAGTAAATAACGATATTTTTACATTTGATGATGTAGAAAGTGAATATAAATTCGATAATATTCAAGAAAAGTTATATAATAGATTATATAAAAACTATCAGGATTTAACTCCACCACAATTTGATTTAGATACATTTAGATTCACATATAAAATACTTTGTCAAAACTCTGGAGTGAAGAAGACTCCTCAGAAACAATTAAATAAAGTTAAGGATAGAAAAATTGTATATGATGCTACTACTGATGAATCTTTCGAAAGTAGAATTGTTGGTTCATCTGTAAGAGATGAAGAAGGTAAAGTAATACATTATGAATTTAGAATCCTTATTAGAGATAAAGAATCTTTTGAAGGTACTCTCACATTATCTGAAATGCAGGATATTTATGTTGGATATTCTAATAGAGGATATAATTTATCAGCTAGGAAATTATCTGAGAAATTCCCACAATATGATTTGATTCAATTAAAGAAGATTTTAAGAGCATTTCAGATTACTAAAGATTGT